TCACCCTTGTCTGAACCGGTGAGAGTAACGCCAAAGTCGCGAAACTGCTGGTAAATCGAAGTAGGATTAAAGATATGGCTAACAGCGTCAGAAACACTTCCCACATTGTCATCTCCAAATGTACAAAGATACACGTGACGGAAGAACTCGTCAGGATCAGCCTCCTTGTAACAACGCATAATTAACATCCACGCTGAAATGAACCAAACTTGGGTGACCATCGAATTAAGTAACGCAGTAAAGGCAAAACCACTGCAAATGTTACCAACTCTTTGAACACTTCATCACCATAAATCACATAAGCATTCATGATGGAGCGCCACAAGTTAGTGCGCATATTCTGAGTGACCTGATCGTCAGCACACCAGCGGTTGACAAGCTTGGAAAAACCCCTAAGCAACTCAATACACTGGTTATAGTCAAACTTCTTGATGTCGAAGTCGAACATATTTTTCCCTTTAGAACCGAGCATCTTAGCCAGCAGATCCCAGTCTTTTCCAAAGGGATTGATGCCAACAGCAATGCCATTGATGGTGTGATTCTCCATACACCAAGCAGCAAAAGGTCCAAAAAGCATGCGACAAGCTAACGTCACATGGGTGGAGGAACCGTAGACCAAACGAACTTTACATTCATCGATCTTTCCTTTTGCTAAGACCTCATCCTTAGCAAAAAGTGTAAAATAAACCTCTGGACTCTGGGTTTTCAAGGCTCCCATAAAGGCCATGGTTTCGGCCTCGACCTGAGCACCTATTTCCTTTATATCGATAGCTTTCTTGTCAGTACCCGGATAAACTTTGCATTCCGGAAAGCCCCAAGCAGTATTTCTGGGTAAGCGATCATGATACTGCTGACAAGCTATACCATCAAGTGCCTCCTTATATGACAGGGTCGTCACACCTAAAGTGTACTTCTTGGAGCGCTTAAGCATGTTTCTCTCCATTGCCTCCCAGGCTCTATCATACACCTTACCATATCCAGTAACATGATGCATGTGTTTTTGAGCCAAGTTATGCTTGATAATGTCTCCTTTAATACCGAGACCAGCTGCTGTTTTAGAACACCTGTTTGCAGGCAACATAGAACCATTTAAAAGGAACGGTTCCGCTGGTGTGCACTCAAGAGCCGTTTTGCCCAACCCGGTCG